GGTCACTATCAACAACACGAATGCTACAAAGATAGGCCACAGTGCTGTCAGTGTTTGTATGTCCATTAGAAATTCCTTTCTATCCAACAGTGCAATTCCCATACCAGATACACACAAAATGCAAGGGTCAACCAAAATGTCATCATTGCCATGCTTTGATACTCCAATACGCAGGACTCAATGTTTTTTGTCCTTTTACTTTGGCAAGTATGCCTCCAAACCTTGCAAGGAATGATTTCTTTCTTGCTGGTATGTTGGATTTGATCCGCATACTGGGATCACCAAATCTTACGATGTTGACTGTGCCTGTGGATTTGTTTCTAACATAGACAGCAAACTTTTTTGATTTGTTTGGTGTCCGGAATGGTTTATTGAGGGTTACCGTCCTGCCCTGGTATTGTGCCATTTGTGTCTCCAAAGAATTTTCCTATTTCAGGATGTAGTTGTAAAATTTCTTCATTGGTCATACCTTGCTCGATCATTTCTCTCATATGCTTAACCATATCTGCTGAATCTGTCATGGCATCGTGCGTGCCATCGTCTGCCAATTGATTCTGCATCTGTTCTAACTCGTCTTCGTCTTTGGCCAGTATTTCAATTGTCTTCTGATCAATAATGGATTTAACATTTGGAGTGGCTGTGGCTGAGTCCCTCTGGGCACTCGCCGCCTTGTTGATTATGTCCATGTCCAGGTTCTTGTCCCTGATGTGGAAAGCCATAGGATACTTGATCTCTCCATCCCAGGCTTGTCCTTGCCATAGACCAAAAAGTCTGAATATCTGTTCTTCTGCCAGTTCCAAGTTCTTGGCCTTCTCACACAGTTTGGCATCCAACATTAGGAATTCTGATTGCATCGCGATTCCGGACATCTGGCGAGACTCGATGGCCCTAATGGACCCTAAGTGAGCCATTCTGTCGATCGACTTCACGGTCTCCTCCATTGTGGCCAGTATTGCTTCAAGATTACCACCATTCGGTTGTAGTAGATATGGTTTGAGTGCTGGGTCCAACTCCTCCGGCATGTCTATGATGGCACCCGCTCCCGCCTGTGCTGAAACTGATCTGGTCTTGACCAGACTTGGATGATTGGTCAGTGATATAAGTTGTTCTGCTTCTGAATAACAGTTGCCTAAAAATCTCTGTGCCTGTGCTATTGAATCTATGTCTGAAACACCGATGCCCTTGATTGGTCCCCTGTTGGCGTAGGCCCACACCGCTGGCACCTTGCCCAGTAGGTTTGGTCTCGACTCAACGATCTTCATTGGTTCCTTGGCGTCACTGCCGTTGTATGCGTATAATTCTATGGCGTCTGGTGTCCACTTCCTGATGTAGAACTCGCCCGCCCTCTGGTAAGGTCTCTCGTCCTGTTCCAGCAACATCAGTTCAACCAGTTGGTAGTGTCCGTTGGGTTGTCTCACGAATCTCCAGTTCAGGATGTTTTCTGGTGTGTAGATTGTGGCGTAAGGTCTGATGCCCTGTGCCAGTTCATCAGCACGTGTGCCAACAACGGTCTCTGGTCGATCGATTAAAACACAGACGTGTCCGTAGATTGAACTCTGTATGTTGACCTCCCGCATGAATGAATCCCAACTCCTGCCATCCATGTCGCAGTCCTTCATGAACTGGTCCAGCTCTGGTGAGTTGTCTAGGTTTCCAAAATCCCGTTTAGGCTCTTGCCTGTATAGGAATGAATTATATGTGTGTATTATGGATCGGCAGTGATTGTCCTCTGCCGCCTGTGATAATCTTGTAAGGTAGTCGCCCTCGTTCTCGTATTGGTATCTCTTGAGATACATGCCACGTTTGTATTCAGCACCTCCCAGGTAACTCCTCTTCAGGAACTTCCAGTGGTTGATGTATGTGTCGTAGTCCTGGTGGACTGGTAGTGAAATCGTCTGTCCTGATGCGTCTGTGAATGATGTGCCGGTCAAACCGTAAATGTCTTGTGCCATTATCTAATTGCTCCTACTTTGACTCCAAACCTCTCAGGTGCCTGTTGCTCGTATGCTGTTCGGATTGGGTATAAGAATGAAATAAGATATCCAAGTGCGTCATTCATATGATCAAATCCCTGTGTCTTGTCTGGCAGAACAGTCCCCTCTTTATATGTGTGTTTGCTAATGCTATTTAACAGATTCTTACACTTGGGATGGATGAATACCTGTCGCTCGCCCGATGCCGAACACAACTTGGCGTTGACGGAATTGATCCTGTCCCTGACCGCCATGTGCCTTGGTGGAACCTTGCAGATGAATCCCGAATTCATTAATATGCTCAAATCGGTTTTACCACCGGCTGATGTCTTCCTTTGCCTTGATGCTGGATCTGGATACACGAATATCTTCTTGCCTGGATATCTACGATGTATCTCCTGACACATCTCTTCCGTGTTTGAACTCCAAATCTGTATCTCGTCCATTATGAAGACTTTGCCATCTTTTATATAACTGACCACCGCGGCCATTGGGTCAAGGTTGAAGTCCATTCCTATGTGTATGATGTTGTTGTCAAGTGGTTCATCAAAATGATGCACGTTCTCTTTCATAGAGAATCCCCAGTGTATGATTCCGGAATAGGTCTCCCAGGTTGCCTCATATTCCTGTCTGAATGTCTTGGCATCAAGATCCCTCTTGGCCTGTTCAATCTCACCTGCATCTACGAAACCACCGTCAATGGTGGTGAATTGATAACTGCTCCAGTCTTTCTCTGTGGGGTCCTGTCCCCTCATATACAGATCGTGGAACCAGTTCATGCCCTTGGGTGTGCCACAGAACACGGCTGATCCTTTGGTGTCTGATAATGTGGGTCTCAATACTTCCGTCCAGGCCGTCTCTTCTATGTCGGCACACTCATCAAGCACGATGAAGTCAATACCAACACCCCTCAACGAGTCCTTGTTGTCAGCACCCCTGAGACAGATACGAGATCCGTTCTTGAGTTCTATGGTAAGTTCCGCCTCGTTGATCTTCTTGATCCAACGTAGGTCTTTGAGAATTTCTTTTAATTTTACCCATGCAATCTGTTTTGCTTGGCGGTATGATGGGCAGGTCAGCCATACAACTTGTTTTGGTAATCTAGCATGATAACACAGTTCCCTGATGGCCAAAGTGGTCTTACCAAATCTCCTACCGGTGACCAACACACGGAAACGTGCCTTGTCGTCCGCCACTTGCCTCTGCGGTTTTGATAGTTGCATATAATGTAGTTATTGGGTGGCTATTTGTCTTCCCACGGTAGTGGTGCAGTTGACTCTTCGTCTGTTGGTGAATCCTGTTGTCCCAACCAATTTTTTCCTAAAAACATAAGCATCCTTGCGTCTCCGGCCAATGCCTTCTCGAACTGTGCTCGTCTTAAACTTTTCTTACCTTCGGCCTTGCCCTTCTCAATGAGGTTCTTGAATCTCTTCTGTAGTGTTGTGACTGAAGTGCCAACGCAGTCTGCTATCTCTTCATAGGTGCAGTGCATCGATGCCAGTTTGAATATAAGGTCGTGATCTAGTTTGTATGATTTCTTTTGTGCGTCCATTATAGGTGTTTCTCCCCGATCACTATCCTGAATCTTCTTGCGTCAGTGTCTCCGTTCCCAGTGGTTATGGTCAGGTCCACGTTATACACGTTGCCTGTTGTGCCACCTGACAGCCTGATCGACACCACGGCTCCCGCCGCGGTCACGTCAGTGGCCTCGTTGGTTGGGAATGTCAGTGGTGAACTGTCTCCCGTGATTGATTCTATGCTGACCGATGTAGTGGCTATGTTGTCTCCGGAGTTGAGGTAGTCCGTGAAGTCCACGCCATACTGTATGTTTGCCGATGGGTGCTTGTCAATGTATGCTCCCTGGTTGTCTCTTTTGAATCCTGTCAAGTTGGCCATTAAGTCTCCTGTCTTACCCTTGGTATAGATGATCTGTCAGTGAAACCTGGTCTGGATATCTTGTAGTTCCTTGTTTCTTGCTTCACTTGGATCGCCCTCGTTTCTGTGATAACTCTATTTACACGAGTTTCTGCCACAACTTCAATGATGTTATTTTCCGCAGGCACAACGATGGTCCTGATCTCCTGTGCTACCCGTATGGTGTTGAACGGATCTGGCAGTGTGATCAGCCTACCAACCGTGATCTTGCTGTAGAGTGCGGTCAGTGAGGTTGATCCCACCGCCACGTTGTAGTTGGCATCCGCCTGCTGTTGGAATGCTGGTGACAAGGTCTTTGTGATGTCAAATACTGTGGTAGCGTTGCCTGAAACCGTGACCCTGCCGGTGTATTCCACCACTGTTGAACTGCTGGTGAAGTTGGCGTTGACGGACGTGCTGGCAATGGCCGAGAACTGCTGTGCCTGGTTGCTGACTGACACACCCCTGAATCTTGAAACGGAACCGGTCTGTGCGAACGCGGCCTCCACGGTGGCAGGTGCCGCCGTGATGTAGTTGGCATCCACTGACATGGTGGACACCGATGGTGGTGTTATGACATCACCCCTGAATCTGCTGAATGACAGTGACGAATTCGCAAATGCGGTTATCGATGCTGTGGCATTGACCAGGTATCCACCAGTGGCCTTGGTTATGCTCGATCTGATGAAGAAATCATCCAGGAAGTCCCACTTGTAGTCCGAGAAATCATCCCAGGTCCTGTCTATGAAGTCTGATTCCGCATATGTGTCCCAACGGGCATCCGGCATGTGGCCAATCGTGGTCACGATGGCCCTAGTGAATCTTGGCGTGAACATCCGGACCCGCGGTATGATCGCTATCGATAGGTCAATGGCGTCACAGGTCAGTGTGCTGATTGACTGTAGGACTGGTTGTTCCGCAGAACCACGTATCCTGGTGCTGACCACAGATAGTGTGAATTCACTGTCGGGTGTGGCCCTTGTGGAGAACACCTTGCCCACCGCTGAAACAGTGAACGTGGTGCTTAGGTCAAGTGCGTTGTTGACGTAGTCGGCCTCGAAATAGGTCTGTGGTGTGGCGTAGTCGCCCTGTGAGGGCGTGGGTCGGGTGTAGTCCTCTGGCGTGTGATAGGTCTGATCGACGAATATGTCGTCTGATATTCCTATGCCCTTGAGAGCCATTGGACTCGCCTCCCAGTGTTGATTATGCTAGACTAATTTGGAGGTTGGTATCCGATACTTGGAATGTGTCTCCATTTAAAATTTCTTTCGCGTTGTCCAATTGTCCATAGAACAACACGTTACCAGCAGTGCTGGCGTCCATCACAGCGATGCAGGTCACTGTTGATCCTGATCCAGCAGAGTTGGTGTAGTTGGAACCCGCTGTTGGGAATGTGACGTTGCCCGAGTTGGTTGCTGATCCACCTGATGCCGCGTTGAAGTTCACCGCAGTCCTGGTGTAGTTGGAGGCCGATGAGTCCGTCCCGTAAGATGTGATCTCGTATTCGCCCCAGTTGGCCGCACCCTGTCCGGATGTGCCTGATTCCAATGCCGCCAACACCGTAGACGCCGTGCCCGAGAACAGAGCGATGTGTAGTGTGGTAGATGGAGTGTAGTCCCTAGAACCCTCGCCGAGGATGTGATCTAGGATCTCGTTTTCTAAGTAGTTTGATGCCGCTGACATAATTTTGTCTCCTTGGTTGTAATATTACAATGATATTTATGAGAAATCAAAACCTTCAATAAGTTCAAAGGTGATGTCAGCACTCAATGGAGATCCTGATGCAGGCACACTGAATGTTCCACACAAAGCCATACTTGAATCATCATTATTGGTTCCATAAGTGATCCGTGTCGCATCTGCGTTGGTGATTGTGAGTTTCTTGAATAACGTGAATGGGAATGAAGAACTTGAACCTTGTTCTCCTGTGCCTGAAACTTGATAATCCTCGAAAAACCAAGCCTTGGTGCTTTCAAATTCTTCGTTGTCAGTGTCGGTTATAGTGCATTGAACTTTTATATCATCAAATTTCTCCAAAAAGGTGAAAGCGTCTAATACTCTTGCCACCCTGATCGAGAACGTCCCGTCCAGCGTGGAGTTGAATGGACTGTATGAACTCAAGAGTTTGGCGGCGGTCACCCTCAGACTGTATGTGGCGGGAACCAATTCAACAGGCATGGTTCCATTGGTGCTGGCCCCTGATATGACATCATCACGTCTGAATGATCCAGTGCCTAATTTGGTATATCCCTTGGGATCAGTGATGTCCACCCGATCAAGAAATTGTCCAAGTCCAGATCCTGCAGATCTTCTAAATCTAATTGTGGTGGGTTGTTGGACGTTCCTACCGCCTAGGAATTTTGACGATGTGAACAACATTACGAAATCCTTTGAACTATATTGCCAATGTGATTGGTGCCATCAAAGAAAATAACGATCAGATCAATCTCACCTGCCGTTGTTGTCAGTGTTGGTGCTCCGCCAGGGAACTTGACACGTGTTGATCCATCGGAAGTGAAGGTGGCTGTCTTGTCAGCGACACCTATGGTTATGATCAGTGTCATTGATGTGCCCGCCGCCATGTTAGCGAAAGTGAAAGTGGTATCATCATTCACCGTTACTGTGTGCACCGGTGCCGTTGATGCATCCACCGTCAGAGAACCTGATGTGCCTGTGATGGCATTGATGGTCTCTTTTGGTGTCTGTGTGAAATTGGTAAAATTGCTGTTGCTGGAATTGAGTTCTATCTTGGATGTGTTTGAATTATAGACCAAAATGTCGCCATCCGCGGCGGAACTGACATTGAAGTAGTCAATGATGTCATTGGTGTTGTCAACGTTCTGTTTGATCTCTGGTCTTGCCAGTCGTGGTTTGTCCGTGCCCGAATCCAGGTGATTCGTGGTGGCCTTTGAGCCTGAGGGCCAAGTGGTCATTGCGGTGTCCTCCTAATAAGCAATATTTAACTGATTGCTATTGTTTGATTGGTTGTTCCGCTGTGTCCTTGACTTCTTTTGGTTCCTGTTGCTGTATCTCTTGGATCAGTTTCTCGTGCAGTTGTCCTATCGTGGTCATCTCGGCGGCGCCGAACAGACCCTTCCTGGAACTGACATCAATCAACTGTGCCAAGATCTTTAGATCATTTAAGTTTAACATACGGTTATTATATAATAGGTTCTCTGTTTGAGTCAACCTTATTCTGACTCCATGAACGTTTCACCAGTGAACTCTTCCAGTTTACGGATCATTCGCTCCATGTTGACCCTAACAGTCTTGCCAGTCTTGCTGTTGACCGAGTAGTATTCCCAATCACCAGCCGTGTTGTGCGGTGATATCTTGGTGACGTTACCTGCTTCGTCCTTCACATACACCTCTGAGCTTGATGACTCATCTTTGGCATATATCCAACTGAAGTCCGCACCGTGCGTGGGATCACCTGACTGGTTGTCCAATCTGATGGCACCCATCCTGGATGATGCCGTGGCATCCTCTGAATAGAATGCGTAAGCGTTGGTGACGGTGGCATTACCACCCGGTGCCTGGCAGTGGAATGCGTAACTGTTGGTGATGGTTGTGACACCCGTGCCCCCAGATGCGTTGTAGGCCTCCGGTGCGAACTTGAAACCGTAATCGTTGGTGATGTTGATGTCACCCGTGCCGTTCCGCTCGTGGTAGTTGGTGTTCCAGTTACCTATGGCATCCACTATGGTGATTGCACCCGATGTGCCACTGAAGTCCGCGACTGATGCCGAGCTCTCCACACCCCTGACGGTGTTTATGGTCACGTCCGTGCTGGTGCCGTTGCTGACTGACCCGTATATCATAGCACCCAGTGGTCCCCTGAGGTTGCTGGTGTTGGTGTAACTGAAGCCATCCAGTTGAACCATGGAGCCAATGAGTGCGGCCCTTGGTCTGAAGTTTGAGTTGGTGCTGGAAGCGGTGATCTTGGTGCCCTGGTATATGGCATGGCCCATTTCACGATCCGTCAGCGAGTTGGGGTTGACTGCAAGGTCCTCGTAGGTCAGTGCGTTGCCCTTGATCCTGCTGGCATTGCCAAACACGTTGCTCCAGTTGGCCGCGTCCTCCAACTTGACGTCACCCAGGTTGACCCTGCCGGTTCCGTTGGCCTGGATGTATAGGTTGTCATTTGATCTGTTGGTCGATATGTGGTTGTCCGTTATCGAGATGGCCTGTGTCTGTATGTCACCAAACACACTCAGTGAGTTAGTGGCATCATAGAATGCGTAGTTGTTGGTGCCATGGGAACTCCCGTGGTAGAAACCATACAGGTTGGTGATGGTGTTGGTGTTGCCGGCCGCTGAATCCATGTATCCACTTGAGTAGAAGTTGTATGCGTCAGTGATGGTGTTGGTGCTGGTGCCGGTGGTCTCTATAATGACATCGGACTGGGTTGCGACGCAACGGGTAATGGTCATGTTCTGACCTGGTGCATCTGAATCGGCTATACCTGCACTGGTGACCGATGCCCTCAAGTTATACAGCGTTGAAGCCGAACTGCCTGAACTGTTGTTGGCAGTGGCCGCCGTGAACAAGCCCACTGGTCCCCTGCCACCGGATGCCTTGGTGTAACTCTCTCCGTCCATGTCCGTGTGACTGGAGAATATTACCGATCTAGGAGCCCAGTTGTTGTTGTTGGTCGATCCGTTGGTGACGGTGGTCCCGTAGTGTAACACGTGTCCGTATTCCCTATCGGTCAGTGCGTCGATGTCCGTGCTGGTCTCCCTTGACAGCACCACACCCTTGGCCCTGTTTGGTGCGAAGTGGTATTTTGGATATGTTGGTGAACTGGCCAATTGGCCTCCATCCGTTGAAAGTTCTATCCTGCCGGTGCCATTTGAACCGATGAACAATGAGTCATTTGACCTGTTTGTAGAAATTAGGTTGTCTGTTATTGATACCGCCTGTGTCTGTATGTCACCGAAAACTGATAGTGAATTGGTGGCATCATAGAATGCGTATTCGTTGGTTATGGTCTGACTTGCAATGTTTCCCTTGTAGTAGAATCCATAGGAGTTGGTTATGGAACCGCTACCATCTATCCAACTCTGATACAGGTAGTTGTTGGTCACGGTCTTGTAGTTCTCCAACCATGCGTTGTTCCCATACGCATTGGTGACCGTGGTGGTTCCGGACCCGTCGATGGTAATGCCGGCCTGTATGGCGGTAGCGTCACCCACCGTGCTGGTGCCGGTTGAGTTGTTGAGGTTTAGGAATGCGGATTGACCCATGGGGCCAGAACCAAACTGGCTGGTGCCAGTGATGCTGAAGCCGGCCGGGTCAAAATGCATCCTGGCAACTTTGCTCCTGTATCTGGCATCTGCGTCCGTGCCGGATCCGGTCAGCGTGATCTTGACCGCGTCGGTGTTGTAATACCTACGGTCCGTGCTGGCCGTCTGCGTTGAAGCGTCAATGCTCTCCGTGAATGCTGAAACCACACCATGGTCGTTCCTGACGTTGCCGGATATGGTGCTGGGCAGTGCCTCGAACACATAACTGCCAGTGCCTGATGTCTCAAAGGTAAGGTCCGCGTTAGACGGTGATTGTATCGTGCTACCAGTGAACGTGATGTCTCCGGTGTTGGCCCCACTTGATGCGGTTATGGTCATGGTGTCTCCCGACATGGCAGTGGTGATGCCAGTGCCACCCGCTATCTTAACGGTCTCGCCATCTGATATAAGTGTGCCCGTGGAGTCGTCACCAACGAACGTGAGTCCGGTAGCCGAACCACCTCCACCCACTGAGTCAGCGTAGGCCTTTACTGCGGCCGATGTTGGTATGGTTGTGTCGTTGTTGTTTGATCCGATGCCCTCAGAGGCAGTGACCAGGGTGCCAGCGGCTATGTCAGCCGTTTCTATATTTGAAATACTGTTGCCGGTGCCATTGGCGTCAAAAGTCTTGTTTGTTAATGTGTCAGTTGAAGTGGCAGTGATGCCTGAACCGGTTATGGTCAGTGTGTCTCCTGACAGTGCGGTGCCCACGGTGCCTGCTCCGGCCACGGTTATGGTTTTGTCGTGTGTGACCTGTAATACTGTTGACGAGTCATCGGCTATGCCGAATGAACTGTCCCTGAGGTTGATCAGGTTGGAGTCCATCTCCGCGTGTGTTAGGGCTGATGCCTTGTTTAGGTTGTCGTCTGTGACTGTGGATGTTGTGGCCGATCTGGTGACCAGTTTTGCTTTTGCCATTGGATCTAGTTCTCCTTGGTTGATTTAGTATAGATATTTACCTATGCTGTATATGAGCCGCTGGCAGTGAATTTGATCACTGTGAAATCTCCGTCTGTGGTTATTGTTGGTGATCCTGTTGTTGTGCCAGTGTAGTTTGATGTTGCCAATCTAATAATCACAACGCCCGATCCTCCTGACGCCGCTGAACCCACACGTGTGCCACCTGCACCACCTCCAGTGTTAGTGCCGCCACCTTGTGCTGATCCACTACCGAAACTGCCATCGCCGCCGCCACCTGAACCACCATCTCCACCGCCTGAGACGTAGATTGAACCTCCACCTCCACCGGCGTATGTGATGCTTGATCCTGTTATGGAGTTGGCTATGCCATTACCACCATCTCCGTTGTCGGCCTGTGTGCCCGTTGAACCGTCCTTGCCGGCCGTGCCCGCACCACCTCCACCACCACCGTTTTGGAATGTGCTGTTTGTTGATGTCTTGGCCACACCTCCGGCGTTCCCAAAGAACTTGGCCGATCCTGCCCTTGAGGCCCCATTACCACTTCCTCCCCCTGTGGTTGGTCCCGTGCTTGGTGCCGGATTGGTTGCGTCTGTGCTGTAGAGTCCGCCCTGTCCTCCTGGTGCCAACAGTGTGTCAAATCCTGTGCCGGTTATGGATGAGTTGCCACCAAAGTTGCCGTTGGAAGGGTTTGAAGCACCTGGTGATCCACCACCGCCAACCGTTATTGTATATGTTGTTCCAACATCAAACTCTGGTGTTGGCAAAGCATCGCCATTGTCGTCAGTGGTCAATCCAAAGGTTCTGTATATTCCCCCACCACCGGCACCACCCGCACCGTGGCCTTGTCCACTGCCTCCACCTCCTCCAACGACCAACACGTCAACATTGTATTCTGTCACTGGTGTGATCGTGGCCTGATGTAGTGATTGCCTATGGAGTCCCAATGGCATTATGAATAGTCCTTGCTGATGTTTCCTAGTAGGCTGGTGCCGTCATTGAATATTGAAATTATGTCTATGTCATTGGCACCTGTTGAAAGTGTGTGTTGATTGCCAGGAAACAACACCGATGTGAATGAACCTGTCCTTGATCCTGATCCATCCTGTGTTATGATCAATGATACACTCTGTCCTGTGGCAAGGTTGCTGAAATTGAAAGTGGCACCATGGGCCAGTGTCACAGTGAAGACTGATGCAAGGCTACAATCAACAGCGATAGTAGATGCTGATGAAAGTGCTTGGATGTCTTCCTTGTAGTTGGTGTTGAATCTTGCTGTTGCGTTTAGGTTTATGTCACCTGTGCCTGCAGGATCCAGTGTTATGTCTGCGTTTGAAGGTGATGTGATAGTTGAACCTGTCAATGTAAGGTCACCAGTGAATGTTGAAGTTGTTATAAGATTATTCACATCGGCAAAACCTAAGGTATTCACAGATGAACCATCTATGCCGCCCATCACTAAAACCTTGCCTTGTTCATCGCCTGTGACTCTTGGAAATGTATAACCTGTGTGTGCTGTGTAGTGTTGTATTAGACCAGTGCCGTTGGGTGCGAAGTGTAAGTTGCCACTAGCACCATCTGAATTTAATTCCTTGAAAAAATTGACACGATCCATCATTTTTATTAATCTGTCACCTGAACCTCCAGGTCCCCCACCTGTGCCTGCGTTCAGTTCTAGATCTTCACCGGCCGGAACTTGTAGTCTCACCGTGTCAACCCCAAAGTCGCTGTTGGTGTATGTGTCAATGGTCAGATCCCCAGTGGATGCACCTGATGCCGTTATCGTAAGTGTGTCACCTGATAGTGCT